AAGAAATGCACGCCAGTTCCATCCATAAGTGTCGCCACGGCGAATGATAAGCGCATTAAATTCAAGGGGATTTGAGCCCGCATCTTCAAGTCCACTAGTGACTAGAGTAGCACCAAGTGTGTTTATCTCTGAACCAGTCGTATCGTGACACAAAAGATTTAATCTTGTGGTGTTTTGGAATGTTCCATTGATAGTCGTTGTGGAACCTGATACATAGTCAAAAAATGGATAGTAATTTCCTGTAATTTCATAGTAAGGCGATACTGTTGAGTCCAACTGCATGAACCCGGAGTACCTTGGCTCGCATACGTCAGTATGGGTTATTGAATGAGCAAACCATGAGTATTGACGATCTGAACGCGGTATTTGGTGCTGCACATTGAGGTTATCATATAATTGATAACATTCCTCAGTTTGCACTTCAACAAAGCCAGTCTGCACTGGTGTTTGCCCAACTAAATCTGTATCGGAAAAGAAGTTTGATGAGCCAGAATCATTTGCTGAAACTGTGAATAAATCTGCAATGTTGGGGTTGGAGCCGCTTGCAAACGATGTAAAAATACTATTTGTGCCCGATAAAAATTGAACAGGGTTTGAAGCATTTACGGCGTCGCCGCCTTGTTCACCAAGGGGATGCCAAGAAAGCAAAACACTTGAAGACACAAGATAAGGATTTGAACCAGTTATTACCATTGGAGTCCCAGAAGAATACAATGAGTTCACATCATCTTGTGACAATACTTTCTTCCAAATTGTCAATTGATCTATTGAGCCGCTAAATTCTCTATCAAGAGCTACGTTATTTGTTGAAGATCTTCCTCCAACAGCAAAAATTTGTGTTCCATTTCTTGTTAAGGAGGTTCCTCTAAAGTTGTAATTTGGAGAAAAGCTAGTATCAAATTGTTCTTTTGGAACTATGACCGTTCCTGTTGAAAGCTCTAAACCATTAAAGTAAAATCTAGCACTATGGGTCAAGTCCATACTACCACTTTTACCTGAAAAGCCAACTACAAGATGATTAGGTCCTGCACTATACAAACTTGAAGGTGCAATTGAGGCTGTAAATCTTGCAGTTCTGTCACCGCCGCCATCGGTTGTTGCAATTTCAACATACAAGTTACAGTTTGGAGTATTCTTTTCGTATCCAAATTCTATCAGAGGTCGATCGCCACCGTCTGAGTGTTCAACTTTGCCAATCGAGTAAATTGTTCTTTTTGTTCCATTCGAATCTCCATCTGCCTTTGCTTGTATCCAAGAAGAAAAAGATAAGCCATTGCCCAAGCTTGATGTTAAATCTTCAATCAAGCCAACTGCCATGCTGCTGTTTCTGTTTATTGCAGATGAGCCTGTAACTGATGTATTAAATTCTAATTTCTTGGAGTTACCGAGGGAGTCTCCGGCAAAAGAAGCTGACATATTGAATGCATTTCTAATTTTAAGTAAATTGTTTCTATGAGTTTTATGGAACGAAGGGGCTTCTGTAAAAGCGTCATCAGCTTTGCCAGGGGAATTCAGATCTGGCGCATTTCTTGGCACATTTGGAAAATCAGTATCATTCTGTACATGCGAGTCGCGATAAAATCTTGTTGCATGGCGGGCAGCCAAATTGGCTAAACCAAACGCACGACCCGTATGGTCAAAGTTTCTAATACCGGTATCTTGGGAAACAATCGATGATGTAACACCCTGGAAAGGACGACGCACCGTCATGTTTCTGAAAGGCACTGCGTTATATACTGACATGTCACCGGAGCGAAAATCTTTGAATGCATTTGTCATGGACTCGATAGACCCTGGGGCAGAGAAACGATTTACGATAACAGTTTTGTTTTTGTATTCTCCAGATCCCGTGAGGTAGCCGTCATTGTAATCATCTACAAAAGTGAAGTGTGAGTTTTGTCCTCTCTCAAGGTCAAGAATGGTCTTAACAACGTCAGCACCCTCTGCGATTGCAGGTAAGGTAGGCTGCTCATCAATGAACGCCCGAGGGTTGGAGTGTCCCCCAACTGTATGCACGACTTGATAGTTGTGCTCGTAATTGCCAAGAACAGTAGAACCAGTCATATGTTTTATATTGCGAATATTAACTGGGCGCTTTGCTAGCTCATCACGGAAAAAGACTGCTTTTTGGGCGCCGGTCATGGGATATGGATTTTCGCCTATGGCGTTGGCTTCAGGGTGTGGATAATCTGCACCTACCATACCAATTGCGCCAGTAACCCCCACACAGCGACCAAGAAGGATCTTCCATGCTTCGGGTCGGTTTAGATAATTATCAGAGCCTTTGTTTAGTTTTACATGTCTAGATTGATGGCCGCCAACAGCATAATTTGTGAATGGACCCTGCATTGGGCGCTCCATGTCTGGACCATACACATCATTGTGCAAGTTTGTAATTTCAATGCTAGCAGTTGCTCTGGCAATAACTTGAGCGTTATAGCCTGAACGGACTGAAGAAGATATTATGTTGAATGGGAAAGCAAGTGATGAATTTACATTCTTGTATCCCAATCCGTATTCCCAGTCTCGACCATGTTGCACTAGTATGTTTCTTTTTACTTTACTAGAAGGATTTTCGGGGGGGTCGCTTGTATCTTCCAACGCAACAAGATCCTCAGTAAATCCAACTAAGACATTTCGTGGAACGAAAACGTTGTTCTCAGTGTTTACAGGACCGGCGGGGTGCAACGCTGCGTATGTGTAATGAATATTCTTATCGTGATCAAAGTTTACTCCGCCCTTTACTTCATTTATTATTTTGTTTTCAAATATAAATCCTTTTGAAATTGTTCTGTACTTGAAGTTTGATCTCTTGTACTTAACGCCAGCCGAAGTAAAGCTTCTTTGAACATCACCATTCGTGTCATTACCGATAACTCTTCTGATCTGATTTCTTTGTTTATCAGTGTCATCATCGCCAGATGATATAATACCCGCACGTTCTGCTCTCTCTTTCCACCAATTAGAATTATCTCTTTGTAGTCCGCTGGCTGGGGCATGGTTCAGAGCCCAATTGTATCTAAGTTCTTCAGAGCCAAAAACAACACCTTCGGTTGAAGAAGTCATGGCAACAAATGGTAGTTTATGTTGATACTTATTTCTTTCTAGTACGTGAGACTCAATTGTATTTAAGATATCAGGAGTATATTCCGCAGAAGCTGGAACTAACTGTCCTATTATTTCTGACACGGAATCATCAAACCATTTGTAATACTCTACAAATTTCTCTACCTCCGTTACCTTGGTTACTCTACGGAAGAATATTTCTCTTAGCTTCTCAAGACCTTTGTAGTTCATTCTGTATTGATGAACTGGGTGTCCTATGAGGTTGTGAAAGTCATTTACGCCTGCAAAAAAGTTCAACATCTCTTCAGAAATTGCGTTATACATGCTCTTTTCTAGAACATGATGATAGTTTGGAATTGTATCGACAGAATCAAACAGCTTGTCATCATCAGTGCGAATCTGGACAAGATTATCGCTTATGGCCAACTCTGGATTTATAAATTGATGGCTATTAACTTCTTGTTTTAACACGACATCAGTGGCATTCTCTTGGAAACCAAATCCCACTCCGGGGTATAGATAGGAACTAATTTTGCCAAGCATACCATAAGAGCCGTTTATTCCATCAACTGAGCCAGAACTTATATCAGTGATAGTAAAGCCGCCTGTTCCATCAGATGCAGTTACATTTGCAAATTCATAATTTAAAGCCAAAGTATGTATGTTTAAAGTTTTGTCGTTATCGGAATCAAGAGGAGACAAATGCCTATTTGCATCACTTACGCCATAATTTTCAAAATCTAGAGCGTGCTGTTTTAGTGAATCATCATCGAGTCTCTTGGTCCAATATCTAGTTGCAGTAACCAGCACGTCTGTTTGGTGTTGTAGGGCTCCAGTTACATTTGTTCTGTGTGCGCCTGCGAATATTCTTTTGGATGATGTTAAGAAATTTTGTACATTTGCGGTGACACTTGCAGGCGAAGTTATCTTAAATATGTTTCTCATCTCTCCGAGTCTTTGGTTGTATCCAGAGAATTCAATTGTATAATCACTTTCTGAAACACCGTCTACTGAGCCTGTTAGTCCAACTGAGTCGGGCTTGACTCTAATTGAAAGATTCCAATTTTCGTTATCATATACATCATGGTATAAGCTACTGGATATTTCGTTAGACAATAATGAAGAACTAAGGACAAACTTTACATTTTTAGAATATACCTCATCACGCTGTGCATAAACATAGAAGCTTGGATCGAACACTTCTGTTTGCGGTAGATTAGAGCTTGCAGAGTGGATTCCAAACAACGAGACTCTTGTAAAATCTCTCTCAAATGGGTCGATTAATCTTATAAATTTTGGAAATATTATGTCGGCTTCACACGTTATACCATAGCGAGTCTCATGTACAGACAACTCGGATCCTAAGATGTGTCCTAGTTGAGTTGAATCCGATGACGCCGAAGAATATATTACTGCGCCTAGGTTTTGCGCTTTATTGAAGTTTACTGACGATTTTCTAACAACAGTATTTTTTAAATTGTTTTCAAGTTCGTATGTAAAGTTGTTTGCATAGGTATTAAATCTAACAAGTTTATCGTCAATATTAAAAGCCCTTAAGACATTTCTAACAGCCTTTTCGGTTCCCTTTGACTTGAACAAGTAAGCAATGTTGTTATACAAGTTTAAGTAAATTAAGTTTTTAACTTCTGATAGATCGTTTTCAAAAACGCTGTAGTCAGTTCTGTTTAAGAATTTCTCCATCACACTTGCATCAACAAATATTTCTGGTGTTTGCAAGCCCATAGATGATGGCATGTGCTTGGCAAATGTTAATGGCTTGTAAGATGAGCTAGTGTAAATTGGTGATTTGAATGTCGAGACAGCTTCTATTTGGAGATAGAGCTTATCAAAATATGAACCAATTATGTGGCTTAAATACTTAAAGTTTGTATTGCCAAGCTCTTCGTGCTCTTCTTGAATCCAACTTGGCATAAACGATGCAAATGTAGAGCCATTCCTTAAGTCATGGTCAATACCTTTATTTAAAAGGTCTGTCTTGAGGCTGGACACACTAGGGTGGGTTGCGTAGATAATCGGATCAAGATATTCACTTGTAGCTGCACTAGCAGATACGATAGCAGAGCCAGTATTTCTAGAAGTTGTTGTGTATCCGCTAAATGTACCATTAGATATACGACCAGAATAATCCAGCACCACGCTATCAATAGCTGAATCGCCTGTTATACCCTCATTGAATTTGTAATAAACCCCAAGAGTGGTATTGTTAATATCGGTATTTGTACCGCCGCGAACTTGGCCAAACCAGTTTCTTCCAATGTCCTGTGCTGTCCTCTCGGTCTTCCAAAAACGAAACTCGTCCATGGAGCCAGAGAAGAAAAGATGACCCTCATCATGGGAACCAGATGCAATGTGGGCAATGATTCCCTTTTGAGTTGGAGGGTTAAATGTGCCAGCGCCAAGAACTTTGGTTTGATCTAAGATACCATTAACATAAAACTTTGTAGATATCCCATCGCCAGTATCCTTGAATGAAACAGCATAATGGTTCCACTGTTGAATCGATGATGTATCGGGTGTTACACCAATTCTTTCATCAGTAAATCTGTCGCTACCATTCGCACGGAGAGTTGTAAAGAAAGGAGAGCCCGAGTCTCCTTTAATGTAAATTGTTAATTCATCGCCGCCAGCAGAGTTTGTTAAGTGAAAAAGGGCTTGCTTTGTATTTGCATCTAGTAAATCGTTTTTTAGCCAAAATTCAATGGTTACGCCGGTTTGATAATCACATTTTAAGTTTGATTCTCTGCTGCCTTCACCGTAATCAGAAGGTAATCCCTCAGTGGTATAAAGGTTTTCATCATAAATGTTTGCAGCTTCGCGCTGAGATGAATAAGGATCCTTGAACAATCCTTTTGTTGTGGAAGACGCAATCGTATGAGGACCGCCTTTCAAAGAAATAGAAGAGCTAGAGAAGTTTACATAACCGTTAGTTCGAGGATACAGATTATTAAAAATAAACTTTTCAATATCAAGTGACTTATTAAAAAACTCATTGTATTCTGCATCAGAACCATCATATGGGTAAAAGTCTATAATCCTATCTATTGCACCCTCGTAGTAAAGTTCGGCAGAACCGAATCTTGCAAATGAAAGTGGATCATTGTAATCTATCTGAGGTACAAAAGCGTTTTGCTTCTCCGAGATTGCCTTTACATTTCTTGACGATTCAGCATCAGAGAAGGCATCTTTTTGATCTGTATCGGAAACATAATTTGTCGAACGTTCAAATAGGTCTTTAATACTCATAATCTTCTACTCGGAATAGGAATTTTTGGTCTTGCTCGATCCAAGATTGCCTCTGTGAATCATAGAATGCGAGTTTGATGCCATATTCGTATCCCGGTTCAAGAAGCGACATGTCGAGATTGAAATAGTTTCCTGAAACATCGTAGGAAAGAATTGTTTGCAAGTCTGATCCGGTGCCGTGTGGTATAACATTTAGTCCATCCAAAACTCTATAAACTCTGAACGATGCGCTTGGAATAATAGTATTTTCTATTTCTGTTGACGCTACTGTGTAAATAGTTGGGGACCAATTTTTGTTTCTCACATAAACGTTGAAACGGGCTTGCTCTTCGGAGAAATACTTATTTCTCAAGTTTTTGATATTTGTAACATATCGATAGTTTCCATTTGAGCTTGCAGCAGCAGCAAAGGATTCGGCAGAAATTGAACCTGTAAAGTACTCTGTTGATGTGGCATGTTCATCTAGATCTGAGCCGCTGTGCCATACATCATATAGAGTGCTGATGGAAAGTGTGTCGGACGCTGTGACTGCAACAGAACAACTATAAATTCCTGTAGATACAAAACCGCCAGTTATGTTTACTTGTCCATCATATAATATCAATTTTGAACCAGATGGTACTGTGTTGTCCGATGAACCCGAGTAAAGGCTAACCATTATGGAACCAGTTGCACCAACAGCGGGAATATTTGTCAACCTTCCACGAACATAGTTGTACAAGTAAATTGTATTTAAATTGTCTGGGCCAGGAGCTATAGAAGAAGAGAAATAGAAATCTCCACGATCGTCTTGTATAGAAGAGTTCCATCTTGCTTCAATAACTGGTTTTTTAAAGAAATATTGGGTTCCTCTTGCAAAAAATCTTTTTGTATAGTAAGAATCACTAGCCGTTTCAAGCGAAGATGTAAGTCTAACTCCTACACCATAGTTTGTTTTGCCGCCGCCTCCGGCACCCGTAATCCACTCCTCTACTAAAGAAGTTATATCAAGCTCCATATCTTCTAAACCAGTTTCAAAAGTTTGTTCAAATGTGGGTTCCTCATGATAATCACCACCTGCTGTTGTCCACTGACCTACAGCACCAGTAAAATTACCAACGGATGTTAAACCGGAACTGGCGTCAGAGTTTGTTTTGTTGCCGGTGGTTCCTTTGGTTGTTTGCACGATGGTTACATTTGTACCATCGTCTGATGCGGTCATATCTGCATTTGTTGTAGCATTTACTGCTTTTGTTATCGCCTCTGCGACATGAGCTACTGTGCTAGCTCCTCCAAAGAAAATATCTATAGTATCACCGGCAGTACCACCAGCCTGAGTATCATAGGAGCCTCCACCATTTATTCTGTAAGTTGTGGTGGTGCCTGCTGCATTGGTTAAGGTAAATGTTGCCCCACCTAATAAGGAGCCGGGGGTCGAGGCTACAATTGTAGCAGTGGCAGCAGTTCTCTCTTCAGCATCAATCCAGTTTGATACACCAATATCTTTATAGTTTTCAAGATCTAAACCATCACCCTCGTTCCACGCGCGGGAAATCGCTTCAACAACTAACTTAAAATCTTTGGGAACTGTTTTTGAAGTTTCTGCATTGAATAGTCTTAAGTAAAATTTTACTTTTCCAGATGCAGGAATAGTACCAGCAGTACGATCCGCAGATATTGAGGTTACATCAAATTGTGTCAGTATTCTTGACAACTCAGATGAAGTAGAAGACTCTCTACCATAGATGGAATATACTTCACTAACATCAGCTAATCCCATGTTAGAACCCGTAGCTCTAGTTGCAAGATTTTCTTGATAGCCGTTTGCTATTGTGTTGTCTGCGGTCGCTCTGTATCTTTTTATGGCCATTATCTTAACTTACCTTTAATATCAACTTGGGGGAACTTCATTTCAAATATTGCATTCTTGGGGCACACAACTCTATCTCCATCTGGCGACATGTTTTCAGATACTCTAAAAAACACGTTGGAATAGTTAGAAGTATTTTTATTTATTATCTGTACTTTCACAGTGTCATTCACACCACTTACATTATTAAGAATATTAAATATCTTTGACATTGATATACTTTCACCAACAAATAGAGGCGTAGAAAATTCGTTTGCGAGAGCCTCAACACAATCATTAAGAACAGCAAACTTATCACTAAGTGGCTCTGGTTTCACAATGAAGTTAATTCCAAAATTTATAATGAACGGATCTAAAATATCAATTGTATCATTAATCATTCGATAATGATTAAGCCAAGTTTTGACATTCTCTTTGATTGTATCATTGGAATTTATTAGTTTGCCCTCGGGGCTTTCGGATAAAATATAAACATTTAGGTTTCTTTTTTGTGAATCAGGATCTTTCTGTACAGAACAGCGCTTTATAGAACCAAAACTTGAAGGCATTCTGTACACTAGATTTTCATAATCTCTTTGCGTAACAGCGCGATTCTGTGTTGGAAACGTATCGTAAATTCTTTGTTTTATTTCCCCAGGAGAGGGATTAGTTACGTTTCCAACTATTGGCGTTTCGTTTGCAACTTCTAGAGAATTTCTAACAAACGATACTTCTCCCGCCGCTAGTGTAGAAACATCTTCAAATTCTATAATTTTTGTACCAACCGTGTTGATTGCCCCAACGGCGGCGTTTGAATTTGTGGGATTTGTTTGTCTGTAAAATACGGTCAAGGTTGTGTTTTGGGGGACGATTCCATAATACTTATTAGAAATAAGACGGCTTGGGTCAAAACTGGTATCTGTAACATAAGTCTTTCCAAAAACATCAATTGACAAGTTTTGTGGTTCTGCTACAATGTCTGAAGACAATTCATCTCCACTGCCGAATTGCAATGATACACCATTGTTGTCAAATATTGTAACAAATTTTCTGTTTACTAGTAAAGGCTTCATAACAGATGGCACGTTATCATTCTTATAATTTTTATTTGTTAAACTTTTGAAAACAGTATCTTGTGATAGATTCTCAACTTCGAAATATTCATTACCCTCGGAATCAAAAACACTAATAATTTCTGAAACATTTGTTTGGGATAGACTAACTCTTCTAAATCTTTGAAATCCACCAATCTCGATGCTTTCTGTGTTAAAAAAGCCCGAAACAACTTTGCCGTAAGACTTTATGGCATAGTGTTCTGGGTTGCCTGTATCTGAATTCGTCCTTGCAACAACTATTGGGTTTGTTGACTCTGCCATATCAACATCCTCAATCAAAACGTAGCTTTGTCCATTGGTACTACTAAACCGTGTTCCTCTTTTAATTACTGGTATGTAATTGGTGTCGGGTCCGAGACTCGTTGTAGATGCTGGGACTAGAACATAAATCGCCACAGTACCATACGCTGAAGGTCTGCCAGAGTTCTTAAAGCCCATTATTCTACCGTGGCGAATAATATTATCAAGCTGATAAGAAGTATCAAGAAAAGATTCGTTTACATTGTAGTCAAGATAAAAAGAAAGCTGATCGCCAACATATGCAACAGCGTCTAACATCATTGAGCCGAAAGACGCCTCACTGAAATCCTGAAACGTATCGGGATAAAACCGTTCAGCTATTTGAGTCAAATCTCTCTTTATTGAGGAAAAGTCTCTGTTTGTGTAATCTATCGCTACACTCTTCTTTTTATCATTGTCCATAAATGGTTACCTCTGATTTAAATAGTGAATTGAAGTAAATCCCTTTCAGCTATGTCGGGTATTGAAAATTCTATTCTTATTGAAATCTCGTTACTATCCATTGAATTTGTCCCAAATTGTAGATTAATGATTCTTATGACAGGTAAATAAATTGCAGCCTGTTCTCTTATTTTTACATCTATATCAGCATACACATTATCATTGAAATTTTCAAACAGAAACTGTTTGATCCCTACACCAAATTCTGGCTGCATAACTCTTTCGCCGGGGTTTGTTAAGATTATCATTTTAAAATTTTGCTTTATTAAAGCCTTAAGTCTTTTAATAGATGTATATCCATCAACTGAGTCGATAGTCAAAGGTAGTTTAGGAGCTATTGAAGCCATAGGAGATCCCTCAAAGTATAATTAGTCATCTTCTTTTCTCTCGCACAAAGCTCCTTTCGCATCAAATGGATTACTTGTTCTTCTATGCCACCAAGGCACACTTCGTTCGCCGGGCGCAAACTTGAACTTCTCCTTCAAGTCTTGCAGGAATACCTGTGCACCGGTCGTATCAGCGCCCTCCTGCCTGCCAAAATCTCTTGAGTAGTAATATGACTTAAACATTTTTTTCAAAACAGTGTCTGATTTTCGTAATGTTTGTTTTGACCATTCATCCCAAGTTAGAACAAATGGGCTAAATCCACCTCGTTCGGATTTTGGAAGCCAACCGGGAACTGGTCTACTCAAGCCAGTTGAGGAGCCGGGACTTAACTTGTATCCGGGTTTCTCTTCTGGATCTCCACCGCGTCTGCGGCCGCTAGAAAGCTCGCCTATTGAATCAAGATATGACACATCATTGTAAATTGCAATCGCAGCTAGAATCTGCTTGGTTGGAATTGCGTATTCCATAAACAGCTTGTAATTGGGATCATCAATCAGCTTGTTAACCAAACATAGAAGTTCTTTACTACCGCCTTCTAAGGGCTTTAACATTCTTAATGGTAAATCTAACACGTCTATTTCTGATCTGGCTATAACCTTTCCGGTTGATGTCGAAAACTCAAGCCCATATCTTAACCCAAGTTCGCCCTTGAGTCCAACCACTGGGCGTCCTTCAATACCGCCATCGTAAACATATTCAAGAGTGCCGGGATAAACTTCAGATACAAGACTATCGCCACCAGAGTCTCTTATACTATCCACAGCAGCTTGAGAATAATCTTGCTGACTGCCATTGACTTTAATATACTTTTTAATTCTGAAAGGTTTTGAAGAGTTAGTAAAGTTTCCGTTGATGTCACCCATATTTACCTTGACTTCATTTGCAAATGGTCGCAATAAATCATGAGCAGCATCTGAATGTTCTTCCCCGACCATAAACACAAGATCGCCTTCATCATCCACATGACTATGATAATAGCCAACATATGGAGTTCCATCTTCCAGTGCTAGGGTATTGCCATCGGTGTATTGTCCAGAGCCGGTGGGAATGTTCTCTATAATTTCTTTTAACTGCTGATTTAGTGTAAGTTGAGAACCATCAGTTAGTTCTGTAAAAATGTGGTAGTGGATGTTTGAAATGTAGTCATCTTCTTTGATGAACTTCTCGGCAACCATGTTTTCGTAGAAGATGTTTGCTATAAAGTTTACTTCTTCTATCATGTATTCTTTCAATATGATCTTGCAATCATCTTCAACAGATTTAACAGCAGCTAAGTTCCTGTCTTCTCTAAACTGGGTAAGGGTTTGGAACAACGGGGCATTACCTGTCTTCTTGGCGTTATGTAGTTTTTTGCGATCTGGGTATTTGTACTTATTTTGGGCGGCGCCAATTCTTTCCAAAGCTTGTTCAACATCAGTTGGAACATCCACAATCGCACCAGATTGAATTTTTTCAAAATAGATCTGGACTGCTTGCTCCAAGAATGCATACCAAAACTCGTCATCCTTGAATGGGTTAAAGAATTCTGCCAACTCACCCTGAACGTCTTTCATGTTTTGTTCCATATCTTCAAGAATAAACGAAGCATAAACAGAGCTAAGGTTTGTTTTGAAATCTGGTTTGAAAACTGCAAATGTGTTGATCGTCTTCAAGAAGTGCATTGAGGCATAGATTCTGCAAGCCGCAGATATAGTGCCCTCAATACCTGCTTTTGCAGACCTATCAAGAACTCTGTCAAATGGTCTCTCAACAATACAATCTGGATCCCCCAGTAGTCTTCTGTCTTCTGGGTAGTTGTTGTAACTATTTGATATTTTTGATGCAATATCTCCAAAATCAACTAAGTCTGTGTTTTGAGGCTTACAAGGACTAAGTTCTGGAAACATAACATTAACCAAGCCTAGAACACCCTCAGCGTCGATAGGCTTCACATACACAGGCGGGTTGGTGTATTTGCCACCAAATTGTGCAGGGTCTAAATAATGAACTCTTGCTTTATCTTTATTTAAGAATTTATCATAACTTATACCCAGCACTGAATCGTCATTAGTTAAATCTGTGTCAGAGTACAGAACAAACTCACCATCCCTAACTACACCATATTCTGCCAATTCAGTTGTAAGCAAATCTGGTCTTGCGCCATATAAGAACGAAGGATTAGAATATTGAAAAACTTTATCACCAAAGTTCTTGGCCATCGCTTCAACAGTAGTCTGCCAGTATGTCTTTGCGGCTGAATTGCTGATATCTAGGAATTCAGCTAGCAGTAGTGTCAAGGGCGATTGGTCTCCTAATTCTTGGAAAGATGCCTCAAAATTCAAAAACTTATCTGGTTCTGTTTCTCTTACTTGCTCTAGAAGTTCATCTAAGTCCTCGTCCGTGCCTAGGAATTCGTATTTTCTGTTTTTTAATATATTAGAACTAGACTCCGATTCGAGTTCTACTTCATCTTCCGGCTCAACTCCCTGAGATTGCGCTCTCTGTTGGAAATCAAAACCAAAATTTGGAGTGTTGAACTTCTGGTTGATTAGGACTCTAACATTGCTATTCTTGATGTTTTTGCCTTCTCTTACCTCTCCGAAGAAGAATTTTAAGGCGTGCCCTGTAATCATAGAATCAACGCTACCATTGCCATCGCCATTTCCGCCACGGTTGTCTCTGTATTCGAGACTTAATTCAGGTGTCTTTTTTCTTTTTCTTCTGATAACTTTAAATCCATCTTCGGTAGGCTCAATCCTTGTATTGAATCCATAATCTGGGAGTGCTGTGATGTCATCATCTGTTTCAACACGAATCGTCTTTTTACTGCCCAACTCATTGGACGGCTTATTAACTTCCAGCAGTCCGCTAGTCAAATTCCAGTAACGTACCTGCCACTCGCCCACATAAACCGGGAACGCTCCGTTCTGTTTTTTCTCTGCGGCATAGTTGATCTCTTCGTCTTCGTTCTTCTCGCCCGAAGCCACGTAAAAGTCAACATAGCGTCTCCCTATGATTCCACCAAAGTTGTCTGCTCTGCGGACGTGGTTTGTAAATGGTCTTGCCATTGTGTCACACAGAATCATGTTGAGATATCCCCAGTTCTTTCTGCCGGGTCCGTTACCAAGCATATCGCGAGAGTAAGCAAGCTTTAGGTTTTCAAGCGCAGATGTAAGACCCTCTGACGCTGCTTGTTGTAACTCTTCTGGTTCGTAAGGGAACAGCCCGTTACTACAGCCAGGATCTGATTGAATTGGTCCAAGGTTGTTCATAAGGGTTGCTGGTATGCCGTCTTGCAAAACATTGTTAAGTGCTTCAAAGTCCTCGGTTGGTCTCTCACATAGCGCTGCAATTTGTGCGTCTGATGCTCTGCCTTCTAAGATTTGAGATCTAACTGAGCAGAACTCTTCAATTTGATCGGGGGTGGCGCAAAGAGTTGGGTTTGCCGGTAGTCCTAGATTTTCAAATGTTTGTGCCGAGATTTCAGCCAATTGTGCCTTTACCTCTGGTGGAAGAATATTGCCAAAGTTTGCAAAGAAGCTTGCGATGTCATCGGTGTTGGAAAATGCTTCTCTAAATTCTGGAAACTGAGTATCAATAATTGTGTCTACAATTTGTAAAAAGTCAGACGATGCATTACCAAGCGATGCGTCAATTATTTCTTGTCTGGTTGATGACGATGCGATTGCTTCGTTGAAATCCAAAACTCTGTCTTTGTTTGCTAGATTACCGCCAGCACCACCAAGAGTCTCAAACATAGATGCGATAGAATCGTCTACATCTTGATCAGAAGCGTCTTCGCCACAAATTGATTCTCTAACAATATCTCTTACTGTCGTGTTGCCAGCTATCAAGCCTGGAAGGTTGCCTATAATATTACCAGCAGTTTCAAGCGCCTTACAGATAGCCTCTCCAAGAATTTCGCAGATTTTAACAAAAAGCTTAAGAAGTATTTTTATGATTGTCTCGATTATTGCTTCTTTGATAGCCTGTACAAGAAGCTTGAACAAATCACTCAGCTTTGGCAAAAATAGTTTCGGCAATGTAATATCAGCTATATTTCTACAGAATGGTAGCTCAATATCCTTGATAAAGTCCATGATACTTGGAGTGAATAGCGGTGGACGAGGACAATCAAAGGTGGCTAAAATCTTGCTTATGATCTCAGCGCCTGGAAAGCCGTTAAGCATATCAACCAAATCAAGCAGCCTATCAGAGTAATATTCTACAAGAGCAAGAATGTAAGCTTCCATAATCACATCTGGTGAAAATGTTTCTTGTGCTCTTTTTTCCAAACTCTTAACAGTGTCAGCAGTAGGTGATTGTTGTCCAGCCATCTGTTCAGCACCAGAGTACATGTTGCCGATTCTTTGGCGGGGACCATAGTTGTTGCCCTGTGCCTCATACATTCCTGAAGAAACTGTAGTTCCCTCGTATGGTCCAGCCGTTCTGGAAGCCTGTTCCTTTTCTAATAGGACTGGATCCTCAAAAGGTCTGGTAAAACTTATATCACCAATAGTTCCGCCAAAAAACCCTGATTCTTCACGGCGGGGCTCAGTTGAATCAACGGTATCTCTTTGTTCATCTTGAGCGGCAGTTTGTCTTGTTTGGCGTGCCTGTTGTGCTTCAAAAAGTTTTCTCTGAACAAGAGCATCCAGTGCTGCTTGTTCCTCTGGGGGCAGCCCTACAAATAGATTGCCAAAGTTATCAAGACCCATGGCCTTTAGGGCACTTGTAACAGCTATCAGTAGGGCTTGTTCCAATTCAAGACCGCCCCATAAACAACTAAGAGCATCCAATAAGAAATCAAACAGACCACATAATTTTATTTCGCTTAAGCTGAAATCATAAAGGTCTCTGACGTTTAATTTCGGATTAGCCCCAAGCGTGCCAGCTAGCATTTCTCCACATAATTGAACATAAACATTTGGGTTTTGTTCGAGGGTTTCAAGAGCTTGTTGCATTGCGACAGCTTTCATAGCTTGGCGACTGCCGCGACTTAATATTCCATTCTTGCTTTGCTTGCTTTCTTGTTTGTTTTTCTTTTTTTTCTTTTTGCCGGCGCCAATAATTGCAAGTTCTTCTGGAGGCTGATATAGTTGTCCAAACTCTCTTAAAAGTTCTGTCTCTTCTTCGTTAGTTCTACAGACGTTTTCGTGAAACTTATATGCAATGACATCGCCAATACTTAGGGCTTCATCTAACAGATCTTGCCCCAAACCTTGCAATGAGTTTCTTACAACTTCACCAACACAGCTTTGATCATTCTCAGCAATTTCAACATTGTTCATGAAAGAAACATCAGGATAAGTGTATTCTTCAATCAAATCAATAAAGTTTTTTGGTTTTCTTGATGTCAAGTCCCTTTCTATATCTGCCAAAGATGCTAAATACGCCATCGCGGTGCGATCTTTAAACACCTGTCTCCTGTTCAAAGAAGATAGCTTTCTGCCTTTGAATTTCTTTGGCTTTTCTCTACAGCCGATAGAGTAAACTAATAATTTTTTAAGTTTGTAATCCCTATTGAAACCAAATGTGAGTTTAACAACTCTGTCTTTTCCAAAACCAAAAGTGCCTGCTCCCGCAATATTGAAGCCTCGATTATTCAAAAAGCTATCTAATTCATTGAGAACTCTTGACATCTGGCTA